CTAACGACATGGTCTCAGCGTCCATTGATATAGCGCGAGTGCTTTTTTGGTTTTAGGAGATTGTACAGCCCATCCTTCTTTTGTATAGGCAATAGTTTTTGTAATGCTGATAGTATTGTTATGGAATTCAAAGTCGGTATCTTTTAAAGCCATTAATTCACCAATTCTAAAACCGCCATAACTCAGCAATCTATAAATCAGACGCATCTCTAGACTTTCTTCAGCTTCCACAATCCTCAAGAAAGTATTCAATTCCTCTTTTGTGTAATATTTTTTGGTGAGTGTATTCACGTTTTTGTAAGTGCACTTTGATCTCAATGTCTTGCTCATAGGGTTATTATCAATAATACCTAAATTGACAGCAAATTTAAAAATTCTGTTTGCTAGACTTAGATAAAGCGTATAACCGCTATATCGAGACAAGCAATTCACAAATTTTTGACAAATCATGACAGTTATCTTCGTCATTTGCAGTTGTCCTAAATGTGGCTTTAAAATTGTTTTATAGTAGTTTTGGTTAACCAGAAATGTTGACGGTTTGACTGTATTTTGGTACTGCTCAAACCACAGTTTGGCTACATCATTAAATGTAGTCTTATCATTGCTTTTCCAAGCACCTTGACGCTGAAAATCATCAATAAGTTTTACCTCGGCTCTTTTAGCTTCTCTTTCTGTTTTAAAACCTTGTCTAGTTGTTCTGACTTGTTTACCAGTCACGGGATCAACCCCGAGGTATGCTCTTAAGCAATAGGCAGTTGTGCCATCTTTTTTAGTGTATTTTTTAATCATTGTTTTTCCTCTCTCTTTGCGCTGGGGAGTGCTGATTTTGAGATAGGATATTGGCATCACCTCCTAAAAATGGTATAATTAGGTACAAGAAAACGAGCCATTTAATGCTTGTTTCTTATTGATTGCATATCGCCTCGCGCTCAGAGTCGCCAAACTTTGAGAGCGTGGGGCTTTTTTATTTTTCTAAAACAAAAAAGAGCGCTTATTCGAAAACAGGCGCTCACAGTGGAGTTGGACACTCCAAAATAATGTTTCAGTGGTAGCGAGGCTACCAAGATTACACCTTAATTCTAACATAGTGATATTTAATTGTCAAGTTTCCCCCACTGGCCAGATAATAACTGCCTTGCGAGAGCTTTATCAATGTTGTCCATGATTTCTTTAGACAATGTTATTTTTCCGACAGGGTCAAGATCGTTAATTGGTTTAGCGATTTTTAGTTTACTGACAGAAGTGATTGAGTCCAGCTTGGCGTAGGACACCTTGTCATAATTTGCATATCTTTTTTTGAGGAAGTTAATTTTGTCTAAGTCTGATTGTATCCATTTTCGGACGGTAATGTTTGCTACGGGGACATGAATCCCTTTAGGGTCATGCCTATTGTAATATTTCATCCATATATCATGATATTTATTTTCTTTTTTAATCTGAAAAAACGCTGGGGGAACTGGTAACGAGTGGTGTATCCGTTCTACTTCAGTTGTTAGGTTTAGCACATTTTGAACTGTTTGAACTGTTTTTTCGGCATCATCCATTATGCTCGTAAAAATCTCTTTGTTAATTGACAGACTCTCTTTAGAGTTTTTTGATGTTAGCGGTAAGATAGTTAGCTTTCCGTTATTGGGATGATCTTTTTTATTCAGCACAATCCCAAAGTGCGAATCGGAAAATTCATTGCCGATATTTACTCCAAAATGAATAAAGACGATAGTTCCTCGTTTGTATCTCTGATATTTTTGAGATTTAATTAAGTTTTCTGTTTTAAAAATTTTAGCGCGCTCGAGTTCTTGTCTTGATAATTTGTAAAATTTGGGATTTTTCGGATTATCAGAGATATTCAACAGAATTTTCTTGCTACGGCTTAAATTTTGTTTATTCAATGCTTTACTATCCATTTCTGCTCCTGCCTATCTCTCCCTATAACTCCCCATAACTTCACCAATAATCCTAAAGTCGCTATCTCTATCTATCGGTATATCTGGATAATCACCGCATTGATTTAAACTGTGTAAAAACGCCCCCTTGTCATTTATAAGTAGCTGTTTGATATAAGCGTCACCATAGTATTCAAAGACGCCTATATCGCCATCTGTAAGCTCTACGGATAGCTTAACAAATACATAATCCCCAGAGTGATACTTCGGTTCCATGGAATCACCATAAACAGGGATAACAAAGTCTGCGTCATAATCGACTGGTAACTCAATTTTTTCTACTTGTACATCATTTAGATACTGACCTGTACCAGCTGAAGCTGCGTGGTCGTAGTAGTTGTAAGAAAATAATTCTACTACTGTATTCTTACTATCTTCTACTGTGTTTTGTTCAGATAAAAGATTTTCACCGTAACTTATCCAATCACTGTGACGAGGTTCTTTGAGTTCTTTGTCTAATTGGATGACGATGTTAGAAGTAGCAGAAATAATTTCAGGAGAATACATTTCTACTAAATCAGATTTTTCAACGTTAAAATAGTTAGCCATCAATTCGATTTTGTCGATTCTTGGATAAGTTTTGGCGTTTACCCAATCTAAAACTGTGCTGTACTTAAAATTCATCGCTTTTGAAAACTCTTTAGGGTTCATATTCTTTTTTTCTAAATGCCTTCTTATATTTGAAGCCATTATCTTTTTATTTCCGAGAGACCCACTCATAATAACACCTCATTTCTAGTTGTATTATAACGGATAAACCGTGCTTTTGTCAAAAAATAATTTAAAAAATAAAAAAACAGCAGTTTTGTGTTGACAACACGGTTTAACCGTGTTAAACTATAATCAAGCTTAAGGAATTAAGCAAAACGAAAGGAGGTACAGCTGATGAAGTCTAGGCTAAACAAAAAGCCTAAACACAAAGAACTAGAAGTCGAAATCAAGATTCTTTGGTTTAAGCTTAGAATTAAATATCTGATTACTAGGTAATCGGATAGGGGGTGAAATACCCCCACCCCATTTAGGGGTAAGTTTAGTTTAGCACATTGGCTGTATCTCCGCAAGAATGAAAGGAGAGTAAATGGATGAAATAAAAATTAGAAATGATGGCATTTATTTAAATGATAAAAAAATAAAATCCGCACAGGCTTACAGAGTCAAAAGTGACAAGAATGGCTATGCGGAAGTGTTCATCAAGCTATTTGTTAAATTGACCTGAAATTAAATTTGAAATAACCTGAGCTGAGATATCTTTCAGGACATCAAGAGAAGTAGAACCGACGTTTTTGGCAATATCTTTAGTCTTGTTCCAGTTACTATCTTGCCGGATATTCGCTAAAAATTCATGGCCTAGAGGCGATAAATCTTTTACGATACAACCTTCAGAAAAATAAGATACCTTTCCGAGAAAGAAACCGCTATTGTCACATTGTCGGATGTGATACATGATTTCATTGGCTGAATATTCTGGTAACTGTGCAAATTCTTCTTTAGAGGCAAATAAAGCGTAATTACCATAGTCAGCGCGTTCCTCTATATTAAGTAAGATGTCACGAATGCAATCGGGATTTAATTTCATCAACTTATCCTCCTTTCCACTAGGATAAGTTGATTATAACATTTTTAGGAGGCACAAAATGAATTGGAAAAAACTAATGCTTGGCGACTTAGAGCACACGTTTACTAGTTGTAATGGCAAAGAAAAAACAAGCATCGAATTTGAAGGTGGCGTATTACCAGCTCTGTTAGTGTTGGGCGGTATCGCTTGGATAATCGCTTGGTTTATTACAAAATAAAAACTCCCAAGAGGGAGTGGAAAGGAGTAACGATATGAACGAACTAGAAAGAACAGCCCTTAATGAAATCATGAGGACAGTGACTTATATAGCGGAGAAGCTGGATAAAATTGATTCTAAGATTTCTCAGTCTGTAGAAGTGAACGATAGTGCATCGTCAGCGTCGTAGTCTGCCGCAACAAATTGAGCAGCTGCTAAAATAAAACGTTTGAGATCCTGCAAGTCTTTATTATTATGTCTACGAACATAATGAGTTTCATCGTTACCAATCCACGCTACCGAGCGAGATAGAGCTTGGAGTTTAGGGAAGTCGGAGAGATAGTCACTAATTACTTTTCCAAGCATAATTTGTTTGATGTTGTCGCTGTCGTCAGGATTCTTTGATATTGTATAATCTTTGATTAAAAACTCAGCAGCTTTACGGTAACCAACACCTGCAATTTGATCGAGTTTTTCTTGCTCTGCAATTGTAGCTTGGGAGTATATCTCTACAAATGCTGGCGACACTTTATCAACGTTTTCAGGAAGATTCACTCTAATAGGTGGACGATAGAAGTAGGCGACAGCTGATCCTTTACCAATCTGATCGTGGATATACTCTACAGCAAAATATTTTAAGCAATCATCGAAAGAGCAACGGAATATCACTGAAAAATGCCCCTGATATGAATAACTTTCATTGTCAGAACTTTTGCTTTCGCCAACGTGTTGAGGGGACATAGTTCGACCACAGTGGGGGCAAGTCGAAGGTGTATCAATTGTGATTGTACTTCTACAATCTCTAAATTGTATAACTACATCAAGCAACATTATTATTTCTCTCCAATCGTTTTATTTAAATTATACCACAGAAAATTTTAAAGCTATGTTGTTTTGGATAATTCCAAATTAGAAAGGGGGTGGGGGAATGACGAAAATGACATTGAAAATGCTTAGGGTTTCGAAGAATTGGAACCAAGAAACAGCAGCTAAAAAACTAAAAATTTCAGTTTCGAAATTAAGCAATTGGGAAAATGCAAAAACATTTCCAGATGCTATTGAAATAAATAAAATTGAAAAACTATACGATGTCAATTACTCTGATATTATTTTTTTACCAACAAAACACGGTTTAACCGTGTAAAATGATAGACAACTCACCACTAGAAAGGATAAAAGAAAAAATGCTACTAACAGCAGCACTTATTTTGATTTTACTAACGAATATCGCTATCTTAACTATTATTGTCAAAATGGGGAAAGAATAACTGATTTATAGAAAGGACACACAATGGAAATTAAAGATATGAAAGTAAGTGTCGATGTAAGGATTAAACTAAGTAATTCCGAAGCATTCAGAGAGATGGTACGTGAATTCAACACAAAGGCTCACGAACTAAGTTTAATAGCCCATGAACTTGAGATGTTTGTGTTTGAAGGTGAAATCGAAAATCGAGTTTTATCAGATGATTGCAATGAACAATCAGATCTTGCCTGAAATATAGAAAGGAAACCACATGAGGCCAAAACGATATCCGTATAGCAGAAAAGAAAAAAGCACCTATTTCAAAATAGATGCTAGCATGATAAAAGCAGAATTTTTTACCAATCGGCAATCAGAACTTATTGGTCGCGATAATGTTGATACTCGCGATTTCGAATGATAATAGATGCGTCAACGCATGCATTGTAAATTGTCCTTGCGTAGAGTTCTAAAGCTTCGTTTGCTAGGTCTGTTAATTCAGGATTATTTAAAGCTAACATGGTAGCGATTGGTTCGCAAGCTTGTTCTATTGCTTTCTTATGCTTCTCGTACAGTTCCTTGGCATTTTCTGGATAGCTAAATGTCTCCATACTCCTTCCCTCCTTTCCATAATTTTTGAATACAACGGTGAGAGGTCATATTCAAATAAATTATATCAGAAAGGAACGAAAGACACAACATATAGTTTTAAATCTGAAACAAAACACAATATGTTGATTTTTCAATGTAGATTATGTGGGAAAAAATTGAACAATTGATGATTGAGAGAAATCTCAATATGAACAAATTAGCAAAATTGACAGGGATTCACAAAAGCCACTTTAGCGATTTGAAAAGTGGAAGAATTAAACATCTGTCATGGCCGAACATGGTCAAGCTATCTACAGGATTAAAAGTCAGCCTAGACGAATTTAAATAACAAAAAAGTCCGACGGGAATCGGACTCTAAACAAACTTTAATTTACTTAATTATACCACGAAAGAGGTGATAAATCCATGCAATCGCAACTTACTTACGATCTACTCAAAAAGCAGATAGCAGAAGAACTTTTTGATGAGTTTAAGGAGCTCATACAAGAAAAAGATTTAGCGAATCGGTGGGTCAACCAAACAGCACTCGTCAATGAATACGGCTACTCATGGCAAACTATAAAACGCATGGAGAGCTATGGCCTTAAATCTTTTAAAAACGGTAAAGACAAAATGTACTGTCTTGCTGATGTTAACGAAATTAAACACTTAATGAAACAATAAGCGCTGGGGAGTGCTAGAGGAGAAACAACATGAAACTATTTAATTTTATTTTTGCAAAACCAAAAAAACAGGAAAAATCAAAATGGACGATTGAAAGTAACGGTTGGGAAGCTAATGCACGTAGATATAACCAAAAGCACGGTTTACCTGCTAAACAAATTTAGTAGGAAACACATAGTCCTTTGACAACTGAATATGGGTGCGTTGAGAAATATTTAAAAAAGTTTGATTTAGGGGTTGACTTATGTATCCACATAATGATATTATATATTTGTGGATACGAAAGGAGGAAATATGACCACTACCAAAAAACTTGGTCGTCCAACTTCTAATCCTAAGTCTCATAGCAAAAGACTGAGAATGACAGACGAAGAAGTACAAAAATTAGAATATTGTACTAAACAAACTGGAAAAACTCAGACAGATGTTTTGATGCTAGGCTTAGATAAGGTCTATCAAGAGCTAAAAAAATAGCGTATAATCCGCCATCGCCAAACTTTGGATTACACGCTATCGACCGACCTGAAAACAGGTACACAAATATATTATCATGTGTACCCTTTTCAGTCAACCTGACAAGGGTATTTTTTGCGCCCTTGTTGTTTAGATAAGGGTTTTTATTGTACTCAAAAATAGGAGGAACACAATGGATAATTCAAAACTAGAAAATCATCAAAAAGTAACGGTAGTCTGTACAGATTTTAATGTCTATTTGAATGGAATACGACTTACTGGAGCTAGACCAGAAACCGCTAAATTAGCTGAGAGATGCGGAGAGAAACTCATTACACTAAGTCTAGTAGTTACAGATTTTGATGACCATAGAACACCTAAGATGGCGGATATGGCAAAGGAGGCTGAGATGGCTAATAAAACATTGGACTGGGAGAAAAAGCATTTCTATAAATCTAATAAATAATGTATCTCAGAGCGTTATAGATTGATTCTGGATTTTGCGAAACTCCAAATTCATTAAGCCATTCGATAACCTCGGTTTCTACCTGCCCGATATATCCAAGAAAATACATGCCTTTTGGTGTCAGACCGTCAATTGTATATATTCGTCTATCTAATCTCGGCATTTCTGTGGCAGTAACTAAATCTTGTTGGATCAAACAATCTAGGGTGTAAAAAATAATTTCTTCAACTTCTCGATAAGGGTATTGAGAATATATCCTTTTTCCTTCTTCTGTTGCAATAAGGTATTGAAGTAAATCTACACCCGTATCCAACTTATGATATCCGATGGCTTCAAGTGAATTTTTGTATAAAGAATAGTAATCAATCATACACTTCTCCAAGTATTTTATTTTAAATATAACAAAATAGTAAGAGGAAAACAATATGGCTAAAATTTACACACTAACTGAAGAAGAATTGAATGAATTAGTAGCTGAACGCATGAAACAAGCGAAAGAAAAACGCACACCGCAAGGGCTATTCAAAGATGTCAGCTTTGATGATGAATTGATTCCAATCAATGAAAAATATCCAAAAGTACTCAAGAAATTAAATCGTGAACGTGCTTATAAACCAGAAAAACACGTCTTCAATCAGACACCAAAAGTTTTTGGTGTGGACAACGATATTAGTTATAGCAAAATTACAACACATGACGTACACAACCATATTCGTTTGCTTGTCCTAAATGTCTTTGGTAAAAGTCAAAATAAGGAAGTATTGCCCGAGGAATACGACCAAGCAATAGAACTTTACAATCAATTAAAAGAGTGGTTTGTGTCTAGCTATGATAAGCGATTAGAGGGATTGGTGCTAGAAGATGATTAAAAAATTCTGCGTTAACTACTTACTAAAACAGATTGACAAAAGCAAACTAGAAACAAGAGATAAAGCGAAGTTGAACCACTTTATCACACTAGTGGACTACAAGTTGGGAGGATAAATGGCACAGAAATCAAAAACAAAAATCTATTATTGGCTGAAATTTGATAAGCATTTTTTTGACAATTTATTTATTAAAAGGCTTTTAAGAAATTTCCCTGGCGGTTCGGAAATGATTGTTATTTACATCAGGCTCATGTTAGAAGCTATTGAGAATGATTGCATCATTGATTACGAAGGAACTTTTGATAATTACGCAGAAGAACTAGCTCTTCGTCTTGAAACTTCAGAAGAACAGATAAATATGGCTTTAGCATATTTTGTGAAATGTGGAGTCATTCAGGTTGATGATGGTGGTAACACCCATTATCCGCAAGCAAAGGCCTTGTTGGGGCAGGAAACAAACTGGAATAGATACAAGAAAAAACAAGCAGAATTGGAAAAATTCCAACTACTTTCCAACCAAGTTCCAACAGAGATAGAGAAAGATAAAAAGATAGATATAAATATAGATATAAAGTCAGAAGTAGAAGAAGAGATAAAAGATTCATCTTCTGCTGCTAATGTAAATAACTTAAAAATTATATCTGATTATTTTCAACAAGAAATTGGCATCTTATCTCCGAATCAGTTTGAGCAGTTGTCAGACTATATCACCATCACAAAAATGGAAGTGGATGTTGTTAAGGAAGCGATAACGAGAGCTGCTGACAATTCTAAACGTTCTTTTGGATACGTTAACTCTATATTGCGAAATTGGAGACAAAACGGAATCCTTACGATGGTTAAAGTTGAAGAAGAACAAAGGCAATTCCAATATAGAAAATCTAAACAAGAAGAGGTATCGGAATATGATACTTGGTGACGAAGACGCACTTACTAAAATCGCTATATCTTATCAACAAAACACTAAGAAAGAAGATGCTGTCTGTGAAAAACACGGTTGTAGATACATCACAGTTCTCAAGACTGGTTTGACAGTATGTCCAGATTGTCACAGAGAAGAATTAGAAAATCAAAACACTTTGCACGTCCAAAAGCAATATGAGAGAGAACTTGAAAACAAGCGATTGTACTATCTCAAAAAATTATCAATTATGGACGACGAGTTAGAAAATGCATCATTTGACAATTTTAGGGCTGATACGGCTAAACACAAAGAGGTGCTTTCTTGGGCAAAGACAATGGCTAACGATTGGTTTAGTGGTGGTAAGGGAAACATCATCATGACTGGCAAAGCAGGACGAGGCAAAAGTCATTTAGCTTATAGCATCATTAGGGGATTGTCTGATAAAACGAAAAAATTAGGCTTGCTTGTAAATGTCACTGACTTACTGTCAGAGATAAAGCGAGACTTTAGCAAGGAAGCATTTTGGATGGATAAGCTAAAAGATGTCGATTATCTGGTGCTAGATGATCTAGGTGCCGAAAAAGTTAGTGACTGGTCCACAAGCATTATTTACAGCTTGCTTAACAAGCGCACAAACACAATCATTACTACCAATCTGACACCTGCCGAAATTAGAAAAATTTATGGAGAGAGAATTGCATCCCGTATCAGAAAAGGCTGCGACAAAAGTCATATCATGGAATTTGATGGCATGGAGGACGAAAGGATGAAGCTATGGAATTGACACTAACAACATTTTTCGGGCTATCCGAGGAACATGCGGCAAAAATCATGGCGCTAGATGAAGATGTCCGAACAAAGAAAATTGAAGAATTGAGAGCATGGAGAGAGTGCTCAAAAGTCACGTTTTAGGAGAGATTTAATATGGTAATGCCACTAGATGAGTTAGAAAAAAGAATATTTTGTTATTTGCCGATAGGAAGTAACATGATGGTTAATTCAAAGGAAATTTGCCGAACATTTGACATCAAAGACCCGAAAACCCTGAGAGACATTATCCACGGAATGGTAATGAAAGGCTATTTGATAGGTTCTAGCCGCCGAAAAGGCGGAGGGTACTATCTAATTGACGACGATGATGAGCGTGCAGAAGCTATCAGCTCACTTGAAAGTCAAGTTAGAAAAGAACAAAAGCGGATAAACATTTTAAAAAACGGAAACTTAAACGAGTTTGCAAAAGTCGCTAGCGAGGTGCGAAATGGTCGAAATTAGGATAAACGGAGAGACAATCACATTCGATAGCAATTTTAGGGATGCGCTTATTTTTACAATTGACTGTCTTAGAGGAAGCGAAGAGCCAACACTAAAGCAGACCTATCAAGAATTTAAAGACTATACAGATGAG